CAGCAGCGGAAATATTAAGAATAAGGATGTGAATTTTAACTCCTTCTAAATTGTTCTTATTATCTATCATCCGTTGTTGTCTATTGTTATTATGTCACTGTGGCGGAAAGGGTAGACGCTTAAAAATAAGGTCAATACGTCGAGGGATAGCCTTAACGTTTTATGATTTGACCATGCAAGGTTCGATTCCTTGCCAGCGACATTAAATGCCTATGACGGTTACGACTACCGAAAAAAGATCGTTAAGAAGCTATACGGTGCTACGTACGGCAATGTAGTAAGTGTGCTATCTGTACACCACCAAGCTTCGGTCACTGTGGCGGAAGTAGAAGACGCAGCGGTAAATGGCGAGTAGCCTCGTGAGAGCCTGGTAAGTTCTCGTGTGTGGTGCGATTCCACTCCAGTGACTTTGGGTTTGCGGTACAAGATCCCGAAAGTAAAACCGTTAGCAACCGAGGGATGTGGCAGTGGTGAGGTGCAGGAAGTATTAGACTTGTCTGTGTGTAGGTTGCTTTAATTTGAATGAACCCCGCACACCTCTTAACAATGTGTCCCAAGCGGGGACGTACATATTAGATCACTCATTGAGTGGTCTTTTTATTTTGGAAGGGGAGTAAACAAATGAACGAAAACCAATTAAGAGAGTTGTTTAAAACGAATGAAGCAAACAAAACAATGGAGGCGACATTCTACGAAACTCAAAAAAGCTTAGCGTTAATCGCAAAACAAGCTAAGTATTTCTACGATCAGCTTATTCTGCAAGGATTTAATGAAGGACAGGCTATGGAATTTATGATGCGAACCTTTTCTGCCAACAACCAACAGAAAGAGTGATACATAATGAGAAACTACTGGTATATATCGCTAACTAATGAATATCCTCGAACCATTGATGATTGTTCAGTGCGTGTTGTGCGTTCTGTACAAATCAAAGGGAAGTACTCTATTGTCGAAATGCTAAGAGAAGCAACACCAAAAGAAATTGATAAGTACAATCTTCGTTACTGTGGCCATGGATATTTTAGTGAGCAGAACATACAGACAAATATTGAGAGGTATTGTTAATAAAATTGAAAGGTGGTGGCTTGAATGTGGTAAATTTGACACCAAAACAAAAAGCTTTTGCGGATGAATATATAAAAAATGGTGGTAATGCTACTCAAGCCGCCATTAAAGCAGGTTATAGCAAACGATCAGCAAGAGTAATAGGTAAGGAAAACCTAACTAAACCTAACATAATACAGTATATTAATGAACGGCTAAATCCTATCGAAAAGAAGCGCAAATTAAGTGCTGAGGACGCTTTAAATGAATTGATAGATATTTGGCAAGGAGAAGTACAAATAAGCGTGAGCAAGCAAATAGACCGTTTGGAGAAAAACAAGGTTATTAAACATATGCAATATGAATATACACCAGATTTAGAAAGCAAATTGAAAGCCTTGGATTTGTATTTGAAGTATAAATCGCTGTTATCACAAACGCAATTAGAAAAAGCTCAAACAGAAATAAAATTAATGCAAGCAAAATTAGAACAATTACAGATAAACTCAGAGCGTTCTACCGAAGAAAAACTTGATGAGTTGTTAGAAAAGATTAGTGGTGAATTAGATGGTACTAGTTGATATTTATAACCCAAAGCAAATCGATGTGTTAAATAAAACCATTAAGAATGATTGGTTCATTACTTTATTACATGGAGCAAAACGTTCTGGGAAAACAAAAATAAACAATGATTTGTTCTTGTTTGAATTGCGACGTGTACGAAAGATTGCCGACAAGGAAGGCATAAAGGAACCAATGTATATCCTAGCAGGAGTGTCTAGTGCAACAATCCAAAAAAACATCTTACAGGAACTATACAACATGTACAGCGTAGAACCTAAATTCGATAAACATGGAAACTTCAAGTTGTTTGGCGTTAAGGTAGTACAAGCATATACAGGAAACATCGGTGGTGTTGGTGCAATTCGTGGTATGACGGCATATGGAGCTTATATCAATGAAGCTTCTCTGGCTAGGCAAGAAGTATTTGCTGAAATTGTTTCGCGTTGTTCAGGAACAGGAGCGAGAATCCTAGCTGACACAAACCCTGACAACCCAGAACACTGGCTAAAGAAAGAGTATATCGACAATTCAAGTAAAAATATTCAATCGTTTCACTTTGAATTGGATGACAATACTTTTTTATCTGAACGCTATAGAAATAATATTAAAGAATCAACTCCAAGCGGGATGTTTTATGATCGTGACATCAAAGGGCTATGGGTTTCTGCTGAAGGTGTCGTTTATCGTGATTTTGATGCTAGCAAGCACTACATCCAGTCAAAAGACTTGCCACCTTTGAGCAACTTTTATTGTGGTGTTGACTGGGGATATGAACACTGGGGTTCAATCGTAGTTATAGGTGAAACGGATGACGGAACAGCTTATTTAATCGAAGAACATGCTACTCAATTTGAAGAGATTGATTATTGGGTAGATGTAGCAAAGGGCATTCAGCAGCGATATGGCTTGCGAACGCCTTTTTATTGTGACTCAGCAAGGCCGGAACATGTAGCTCGTTTCCAAAGAGAAGGAATAAAAGCGATTAACGCCGATAAAGCAAGGCTGTCGGGTGTTGAATCTGTAGCAAAGTTGTTTAAGACAGACAAATTATTTATCTGTAAAGATAAGGTCCGGAAATTCCGTGACGAGATTTATCAGTACGTTTGGGATAAGAAAAAGGGTGAACCTATCAAAGAGTTTGATGATGTGTTAGATGCTTTGCGGTATGCAATCTACAATTATTATAAGCCTAAAGCGAAACTAAAATCATTTAAAGGAGGGATTTAGTTGGATGTAAAGCCAATCAAGTTATTCACTTATCCTAGAGACAAAGAAATTAACCAAAAGACAGTTATGGAATTTATCGAAAAGCACAAACAAGAAGTTGAGCGTTACAAATATTTAATGAACATGTATAAAGGACAAGCGGAAATCTTTGACTATCCAGCAAAAGATAAATACAAACCCGACAATCGGATCTCAGTGAATTTTGCGAAATTCATTGTAGATACGTTTGTCGGATATTTTAATGGAATCCCTATTAAAAAGGCTCACATCGAAGAGCAAGCTATTGAAGCACTAAGACAATTTGATAATGCAAACGACATGGAGGATGAAGAAAGCGAACTTGCTAAAATGACATGCATTTATGGTCGTTGCTATGAGCTAGTTTATCAAAATGAATATGCTGAAACTTGCGTGGTGTACAACTCGCCTGAAGACATGTTCATTGTCTATGATGATTCAATCAAACAAGAACCTTTATTCGCAGTCAGATATGGCTTTGATGAGGAGGGAAGTATTTATGGAGATGTTTATACTAAAGAAAGTATCCATGAATTGTCTGGTAAGGTTGAAAATGTCGCCTTAAGTGAAGGGAACCCAAATCCTTATAATGCGTTACAAGTCATTGAATACATCTTAAATGAAGAGCGAATGAGTGTATTTGAATCAGTGGTCACGTTGATTAATGCGTTCAATAAAGGCATCTCTGAGAAATCAAATGATGTTGAGTATTTCAGCGATCAATACTTAGCGTTTCTAGGTGCGGAAATAAACACTGAGGACTTAGAGAACATCCGTGATAATCGAATTATTAATTACTTTGGAGCAGGCGGTGATACTGTTGAAGTCAAATTTTTAGATAAACCAGACAGCGATGCTCAGACAGAAAACCTATTGGATCGATTAACGAAATTAATATTTCAAACATCGATGGTTGCAAACATTAGCGATGACAGCTTTGGAACTTCGAGTGGGACGGCGCTGGCTTACAAGTTGGAAGCGATGAGTAACCTTGCTTTGGCGTTTCAAAGAAAATTCCAGTCGGCGCTGAATAAGAGATACCAGTTATTCTTTAGCCTGTCTACTAACGTGCCTGAATCGCTTTCTAAAGCATGGAGAGGGATTGAGTACACATTCACTCGTAACGAACCTAAAAACGTTTTAAGTGAAGCTCAGACTGCTGCACAATTAATGGGAGTGACTAGTGAAGAAACAGCGCTTAGCGTTCTTTCGATTGTTCCAGATGTTAAAACGGAATTGGAAAAAATAAAAAAAGAGACAGCAAAAGCAGGCGTATTCGATAGTGATAAGGATTGATTGAATGAAATCAACTGATTATTGGAAAAAACGAGAGAAAGAATGGCAAAGGCAACAGATACGAGATGACAAAAAACGAATGGCAGAGATTAAGAAACGCATTCAGGATGCACAGGATGCGATTCAAAAAGAGATAGATGCGCAGTGGGATAGATTTTCTAATGGGCAAAAAATCACTCGTAGCGAAGCAATGAAGCGTTCTAGTGAGTTAGATGTTAAAGCCTTTGCTCGAAAAGCGAAAAAATACGTTAAAGAAAAAGATTTTTCGCCGACAGCAAATCATGAGCTAAAACTATACAATCTCACGATGCGAGTTAATAGACTTGAGCTATTGAAAGCGAACATAGGACTTGAAATGATTTCGTTGTTTGATGAGCTAGACAAGTATTTTTCAAATGAATTGACCATTGCTGGTCTGGCGGAGTTAAAAAGACAAGCGGGCATCCTTGGAATGACAATTGCGAAGGATGGATTCGCTAAATTAGTAGAACAAGTGATCAACAGTTCGTTTAATAGCAGTGGAGTTACATTCAGTGAGCGCTTGTGGATGTATCAAGTGGAGCTGAAAGCAGAGTTAGATCGTTTACTCGTGCGTAGTGTCACGATGGGGTTAAATCCGAAACAGCTAGCACCTGAGCTATCTAAGTTCTTAACTGATGAGGGTCGAGAGAATACGAAATTCCAAACTCAACGCTTAATGGTTACAGAAACAACAAGAGTACAAACTGGTATTCAAGAGAAAAGTTATAAAGATGCGGATATATCTAAATACATTTTTATAGCAGAGCCTACAGCGTGCAAAATATGCGGTACGATTGATGGCCATGTATTTGACGTGGATGACATGCAACCAGGTAGCAATGCTCCTAACATGCACCCGTTCTGCAGATGTAGTACAGCTCCGTATATGAATTAGTCTCCCAAGACATTAAATGCGAGAAGCCTCCCACGGCGTAAAATGCGAGAAAGAAAGGAATTTAACTATGAAAACACCATTTTTAATGCCAATGAATTTACAGTTTTTTGCGGATGATCCAGCAGACCAAACAGGAACCAGCACAGATGACACAGGAACAAATTCAGGAGCAAAACAGGAAGAAAAATCTACTGCAGGAGATGACAAAACGGACGATAAAGAGCTGGATTCTGAAAAAGTTGTCGAAAAACTACAAAAACGATTGGCAAGCAAGACAGCAGCAGAGAAGGAAACTAAGACACAACTTGAACAAGCCTTAGCCCGTATTGAGGAGCTGGAAAAAGGCGGAAAGAAAGGTGTCAAAGATCTTTCAGATGAAGAGAAAGCAACGAAAGCACAACAAGAAAAAGATGCTGAAATTGCTGAACTAAAAGCAAAGATTAAAATTGCTGAAGCAACACAGCAAGCGGATGAGGTTCTTAAAGAAGCTGGTTTAACTGTTGGAAAAGATATTTTATCAATTGTTGTTTCAGAAGACGATGTCCGAACGCTAGCGAATGTCAAAGCTCTGATCAATTACACTCAGGATCAGCAAAAACAGTGGGAAATCAAACGAAACACTGGGTCAACTCCCAAAAAAACACCAGGCGCAACGGAAACCGATCCGTTCAAAGCAGTGTTAAACAAATATTAAATGAAAAGAGGAAATATGTATGACGATTAAGTATTATACAAAACAATATGCAGGTATGTTACCAAACTTGTTCGAAAAGAAAGCAGCATTCTTACGAGCTTTCGGAGGAACTTTACAGGTTAAGGATGGCATCTCTCAAAAGGATACATTCTTAGAGTTAAAGATTTCTGACACGGATGTAGTAATTCAAGAGTACTCAACAGATGCAAATGTAGGATTTGGTACAGGTACTGGTTCAACGAGTCGTTTTGGAGTACGTAAAGAAGTGAAATCAGTAGATAAAAACGTACCTTACGAGGCACCTTTGTCGATTAACGAAGGGATCGATGATTTCACTGTAAATGATATACCAGCGCAAGTTGTTGCAGAACGCTTGGCGTTGCATGGTGTAGCTTGGGCGCAACACGTAGATGGAATGCTAGGTAAAGCTATTTCTGACAATGCAAGCGAAACATTGACTGGCGAGTTAACAGAAGCTGGTATTGCTAAGTTGTTTGCAGATGCTCATAAGAAATTTGTGAACAACGGGGTTTCTTCTAATATCGCTCACGTAGCATATGTTACATCCGATGTACTAAACTTCTTAATTGATTCAGATTTGGCAAAAACGGAGAAAAACTCTTCTGCGAATGTTGATGAACAAACGTTGTACAAATTCAAAGGGTTTGTATTAATTGAATTGCCTGATGCTAAATTCCAAACAGGCGAGCAAGTTTACTTTGTCGCTGATAACGTAGGTGTAGCTGGTATGGGTATTCAAGTGGTTCGTACAATGGATTCAGAAGATTTTGCTGGTACTGCATTGCAAGCCGCTGCAAAATATGGCAAATACATTCCGGATGTTAACAAGAAAGCGATCTTGAAAGCGAAATTAACTGAACCAGTTCCGGCTGGTTAGGAGGTAAATTAAATGGCTAAGTTTGAAGTCAAAAAGACTTTTCGTGATATTCACACAGCTGAGCTTTATGAAAAAGGCTCAGTTGTGGAATTAACAGTAAAACGCGCTGATGAAGTGACTAAGAATTTAGATGAGTCATTTTTAAAGCGATTGGACGATAAAAAGTAGGTGATTAAATGATTATCGCTGAAGATGTTAAAGCGTTACTGTCAGGGAATATTGATGACAAACTCGAAGTTATCGAACGACGTACGAAAGAACGCTTAGTAAGCCTTTTGAATGTTGAAGAAGTACCTAAAGAGTTTGACTATATCTCGTATGAAGTTACGCTGAAACGGTTTAATAGAATTGGCCAAGAAGGAATGCAGTCATATTCTCAAGAAGGTTTGTCGATGGCTTTTCCAGATTCGGATTTTGATGAGTATACTGACGTGATTGACGATTGGAAAAATCGTAATGACTTGGAGTCCAAACGAGGGAGGTTTCGATTATATTGAGATATAACGATGAAATCACCCTCGTTCAGCCTTCATCTGATCCGAAGTACGATGCAGATAAAGGCGAATGGATAGACGCTGATCCAGTGAAGATAATTACGGTTGCAAACGTTACTGACGTAGGCACAGATAGAAGTGTAACGATTTTTGGAAGTATTCAAGAAGGAGCAAAAGTCATTCGGACAATGCCTCTTTTTTCTTTGCCAAAATACGACTATATCGAATACAACGGTAAAACTTATCAGGATGTGGCCGTTCGTAATCCTGCATTTAGACATAGCATAATTGTGCAAGAGGTGATTGTGGATGAAGGCACGACTTGAATATAAAGGAATCGATCAGCTGATGCGACATCTGAAAAAAGCAGCAACGCTTAATGACGTTCAAAAAGTCGTGAAAAGTAATACTGCTGAAATGACTGAACGAATGCAAAAAGGTGCGCCAGTGGATACAGGTTACTTACGAAGATCAATAAACATGAATCTTTTAGAAGCTGGTTTAACTGGTATTGTAGGACCGACAGCAGACTATGCTCCTTATGTAGAATATGGAACTCGCTTTATGTCGGCCCAGCCTTATGTTAGACCAGCTTTTAATTACCAAAAAGTCAAATTTATGGCTGAAATGAAAGCCTTGGTGAAATGATGATTAAGACAAGAGATCAATCAATTTTTGATGAACTTTTTAAAATATCCCAAGAAAAACTAGGATACAAAACATATGATTACAAGCCTTTAGATAATGTTGGTTATCCTTTTGTGGAATTTGAGAACACTCAAACGATTCACGAAGCGAATAAAACTGATATTAAAGGTACTGTGATTGTAGTTTTATCCGTCTGGGGATTACAGAAGAAACGAAAGCAGGTGTCAAATATGGCATCTGCTCTTTTTAATGAAGCTAGATTGATAGAAGCCACAGAAGGCTATTATTGGGCTTTAAATTATCAAGCAAGTGGAATTCAAGTGATGGACGACACAACAACCAATACGCCCCTAAAACGAGCGGTTGTCACACTTGAATTTAGAATTAGATAGGAGGAAGAACATGGAAGCATTAAAAGGTATTGATGTCATTTTGCTTTATCGCTTATTGAAAAAAGAAACTCAGGAAGCTGCTTGGAAAATGGCATTTCAAACAGAACATGAAAATGGATTATCAAGAGATTCAGACTCTACAGTGACAAAAGACGGAAACGTTCAAAGTTTAAGCCCGGTTGAATATGATTTTTCGGCTACTTCAATAGTTGCTAAAGGAGATTCTCATGTAGATGAAATGAAACAAGCCTTATTAAATGGCGATATCATTGAAATTTGGGAAATCAACAAAGCAGAACAGGGAACAGATGATAATGCAAATAAGTACAAAGCTACTTATTACCAAGCATATGTGTCTGAATTTACTCCATCGGCTGCTGCAGAGGATAACGTTGAATTAAGTTTATCATTTGCAGTAAATGGTGTTGGTCAAGATGGTTATGCAACCTTGACAGAAGATCAAGCTGCTGTCGTTCAATATACATTCAAAGATACCGTGAAAGCAACTTCGACAGGAGCATAAGAGGGCTTAGATGCTCTCTTTTTTATTTTAGGAGGATGAAAAACATTGAAATTAAAAATTAAAGGTAAAGAATATTCGTTTAAATTTGGCACTAAATTTGTACGTGAATTAGACAAAGTGATGCCTTTCATCGATGGAAATATGGAATTCGGAATGGGACTCTCAGCAAAAGTCTTACCGGAATTACGTTCTTATAATGTCAACACGTTGTCACGAGTCTTAGAAATAGCAAATAGAACAGAAGAAGAAACTATTACGTTGGATGAAATGGATGATTACATCGATGAAGTTAAAGACATCGAAAAATTGTTTGATGAAGTCCTAAAAGAATTGGCGGAGTCGAACGCGGGAAAGTTAGCGGTCCGAAACCTGAATCAGAAATTGAAAGAAGCGGAAAAACAACAAGCGGAATAGATTCTGCACTGGCATACGAACAAATTCTTATCAATTCTTTTCGATATTTGGGAATGACCAATATCTCAGATATCGAAAGAATGACGTTATATGAATACAACATTCGTATGACTGCAGCCCAGTTATCTTGGCTTGACAAAGAAAAGTTGATTCACGAATTAGCGTGGGCAAATCAGCAAGTCCAAGCGGAGAAAAAAGTAGGCAAAAAGACAGTTCCTGTATATCGATCCTTTGAAGAATTCTTCAATTATCAAAAAATCGAAGATTCAATCATGGGAGTTTCCGAACTTTCAAAACAAGATAAAAAATTCCAAAGCTTACTAACTAAAGCTAACTCTTGAGGAAAGGAGGAAAATCATGGAACAATTTTCTGTTGAAGCCTTATTAAAAGCCACAGATAGTGGATTTGTAAAGACTTTTAAAGATGCGCAAGATGCTGTTAAGACTTTTGAAGAGAAATCAAATAGTATGACAACCGCTGTAGGTAAAGTGATGCAAGGTACTGGTGCCGCAATGACAAAGTATATTACCACTCCTCTTATAGGAGTAGGCGTAGCAGCTGCTAAAGTTGGTGGCGACTTCGAAGAACAAATGAGTCGTGTAAAAGCTATATCAGGAGCAACAGGCGACACATTTGAACAGATGAAACAGCAAGCGATTGATCTAGGAGCAAAAACTGCTTTTAGCGCAAAAGAATCGGCTGCCGGCATGGAAAATCTTGCTTCTGCTGGATTTAGCGCACAAGAAATCATGAAAGCAATGCCGGGTCTTTTAGACTTGGCAGCTGTATCTGGAGGGGATGTGGCTCTAGCTTCTGAAAATACTGCTACTGCTTTGAGAGGATTTGGTTTAGAAGCAAGTGAAGCAGGACATGTCGCTGATGTATTTGCTCGTGCTGCTGCGGATACCAATGCTGAAGTTGGAGACATGGGAGAGGCATTGAAATATGTTGCTCCTGTAGCCAATTCAATGGGTATTTCTTTGGAAGAAACTGCAGCAGCTATTGGTATTATGAGTGACGCAGGCATTAAGGGTTCTCAAGCAGGTACAACGTTGCGAGGAGCATTGTCTAGGTTAGCAAGGCCAACAAAGGCTATGCAAGATACAATGGATAATTTAGGTGTTTCGTTTTATGATGCTGACGGTAAAATGAAACCTTTAAAAACTCAAGTAGAATTACTTAAAAAAGCTTTTGAAGGCCTGACGCCTGAACAACAACAAAATGCTTTAGTAACACTATATGGGCAAGAATCATTATCAGGGATGATGGCTTTGATTGATAAAGGACCTGATTCATTGGGCAAATTAACAAAATCTCTGAAAGATTCTGATGGTGCAGCTGACGATATGGCTCGGACCATGCAAGATAATATGAATTCTTCCATCGAGCAAATGTTTGGAGCTTTTGAGTCAGCAGCTATTGTAATTCAAAAGATTCTAGCACCATCCATCAAAAAAGTAGCAGATGCCATATCCGGCTTAGTAGAAAAATTTGTAAGTGCTCCAGAATCAACTCAAAGATTAGTAGTGGCCATAGGAGCAATCGCTATTGCAATTGGGCCAGTATTGTATGCATTAGGAATGCTGGTTAAAGCGTTTCAAACCATGAAAGTGGGGTTAGGTGTATTAGGTAACGGAATCTCTTTGTTCAAGAAATTAGGTTCCGCCATAGGTTTTCTTACCAGTCCAGTCGGATTGGTTATAGCTGCGGTAGCACTACTTGTTGTAGGTTTCATCTATCTTTGGAATACGAGTGAAGATTTTAGAAACTTTTGGATTGGCTTATGGGAGGGAATCAAGTCTGCTGTAAGCTCGGCAGTAGAATGGATTCAGAATGCATGGAAATCTACAGGAGAATGGTTTAACAATTTATGGAAGTCCATTAAAGAAGGTGCAGACAATGTTTGGACTACAATTCAAGAAGCTCCTGGAAAAGCGGCGGATTGGATCAAGAATAAATGGACTGAAACAAAAGAGTTCTTTTCAAATTTATGGTCAAATATTGCAAACTCTGCTTCAGAGATGTGGAATAGTTTAAAAGAAGGTGTTGTCTCAGTTATTGATGATTTAGTTTCAAGTGCTAGTGAAAAATGGGAAGGGTTTAAAAATACTATATCTACTTCATGGAAAACAATTACAAGTAAAATTAAATCTGGTTTTGATTTTATACTAAAATATATTGGTCCATTTGTAAGTAGCTTTTCAGACGTGTTCTCTAATATAGTGAAAGCAATAACAAGTATATTTGCTGAGGTTAAAAACATAATAGTAAATGCTTGGGAAATCATTAAGTCTTTAATAGCTGCGCCGCTACTGTTTATTATAGATTTAATTACTGGTGACTTCGAACAAATGAAAGAGGATTTAGATCTAATCTGGAACACACTTGTCCAATCAGTGGTAAATATTTGGACATCTGTAAAAAATATATTTACGGAATATATCGGTGCAATAGTAAATAGTGCCGTTAGTTTATGGACTGGATTCATACAAAGTATTTCTAATATTTGGAATGAAGTAGTTTATCAAGCGACTATGATTTGGATTGATTTGAAACTATTTTTTACTAATTTATGGATTGATATTAAATACAGTGCAATTCAAATGTGGATAAATCTAAAATTCTCCATAATTCAAACTTGGATTGATACAAAATATGGTGCAATTGAACTTTGGAATAATCTAAAACAATGGTTTTTCCAAACGGTTAATAATATCGTGCAAACTCTTATAAAAAGTTGGAACAGCTTAAAGCAAGGAACGATAGATTTATTTAACAATACAGTTCAAGGTGCTAAAGACATTTGGACTTCATTCAAATCTTGGATTGGTGATTTAATTACTGGAACCAAAGATAACGTTATTCAAGGTTGGGAAAACCTAAAACAAGGCACTATAGATACTTTCAACAATTTAGTAAGTGGCGCTCAAGAAGTGTGGGATAATTTAGTAAATGCTGTTAGTGATACTGTTGATAGAGTAACTGGCTGGTTTGATAACTTGAAAAATATCGATTTACTAGCAGCCGGAAAAGCCATCATGGATAGTTTTCTAGAAGGGTTACAAAATGCATGGAAATCTGTGCAAGATTTTGTTGGAGGTATTGGTGATTGGATTCGTGAACACAAAGGACCTATCCAATACGATAGAAAGCTATTGATTCCAGCTGGTCAGGCTATTATGAACGGTCTGAATAAAGGGCTGACAGGAGGATTCAATGACGTACAGAATACTGTTGGAAGTATGGCAGACTTTATCGCGGAACTTTTCAATGCAAATCCTGATGTAGATATAGCTGCAAATCTGAAAAATGCAAATAAAAACATTGGTGCACAAGTTGAACATAAAGTAAATATGGGTGGCTCTACTAAACCAGCTGTATTTAAATTCAATCTTGGAAGACAATCATTTAGATTGTTTGTGGACGATATTTCACAAGCTATGGGCGAAGGTGCAGACATTAATCTGGAATTTTAGGAGGGAATATTTTGGATCAACGAGAAAATAAAATGTACTCATTCAAAGATACAACCATTAATATCACTAGTTCTAAACTATTCCTTCCGACGTCTGCCATGATGTACGATGGAATGTATTTAGAAGATTTGATTGAGGGTTATCAAACACTTACGGTGGAAGGTAGAGAAATGCTTTCTGTAGAAGTTGAACAGCAAGAGATACAAATTGGTTCAATCATTACAAATCAGAAAATACCTTCAAGAACACTAAAAATAACATATAAGCTGGAAGATAGAGATCCAGAAAAACTACAGTTTAAATTCAAAGAACTGTTGAATTATTTATACCGGAATGAAGACGTGGAAATTAGGTTTCATGATGAATTAGATTATTATTACTACGGTCGCTATACATCAACTGATACTGTTCCAGGAGACTCCAACTCGATTATTTCGAGTTTTAATGTATTCTGTGCGGATCCACTAAAGTATACGAAAGAGTGTGTTAGTGATGGCTATATTGGAAATCCGATACAGTTTCCTATAACACCAAGAAAAATTGAAGTTACTTTATCCATGAATAATTCAATCAAAATTACAAACGGAGAACAAAATATCACGATAACTGACGCGGCAATAAAAACAGGAGACGTGTTGGTTTTTGATTTTTCCGATGAGCAGGTAACTGTAAACGGAGAAGATTGTACTTCTATGATTGATTTAGAAAGTGATTTTGAGAACTTTTATCTTAAGCAAGGTCAGAAGATAACTAGCAATAATGGGAAGCTTAAAATATTTTATAGGGGGGCGACAATTTGAGTGAGACAGTTTATTTCTTTGATCACTTGCAAAAACTTATTAAAAGAAAAAATACAAGAAGTTTGATTGAAGTCTCCCAAGAAAAAGAAATTAGTTCTGATAAGAGCGATCTAATGAAAGATACTCTTTACGTTACGACAAAATATGATAAAGAAATAGAAGATGCAAGATATATGGCGATTCGTGAAAACGAGTCGTCTTTTTCGTTGTATCGAATTACTAAAGTTAGCGACCCATCTGAAACATTAGAGTTTACAGGGTTAGGATTTGCAACAAATGAATTAGATGCTTACATCATCAAAGATATTAGACCGAGTGGGCAGCCCTTAAAAAATGTCCTTGATCGATTGATTGAATTTACTGAAGGAAATTGGCGCGTTGGTCACGTAGAAGCAATGTTACCAGCAGTAACTGCAACTTTTTACTATGTCTCTGTAAAAGAAGCGTTGAAAGAATTGCAAACCTTAGGTATGGAATTTGTCTTTAGGTGTTCTTTGAATTCTGATGGAATAAAGGATAAATGGATCGAAGTATATGAACAAATTGGTGAAGAATCGAATACACGTTTTGTATATGGTAGTAAAGCATTAACAGTTGTAAGAGAGATAGATAGAAGCTCAATCTCAACTTCCATGATAGGTCGTGGGCGAGGCGAAGAGGTTGGTGACGGATACGGTAGAAGAATTGAATTCACTGATGTTGAATGGAAAAAGTCGAATGGTGATCCTTTAGATAAGCCTAAAGGCCAAAATTGGCTTGAAGATCCGGAAGCAACTCAAAAGTATGGGATACCACAAAAAGATGGATCAATGAGAAAACGAGAAACCGTAGTAGTGTTTGATGATATAGATGATCCAACAGAATTACTTAAAAATACTTATTCAACCTTAATCGATTCTGCTAGACCGTTAGTACAATTCAAAGCTGAAGTCACTGGAGGAGATGTGATAGGAAATACAGTGACTATTCACAGATACGATAAAGGTTATCACTATAAAACTCGTATTTATAAAACTACATTCAATCGACTTACCGGTCAAACGAATATCGAATTAGGGGATAATTTAACACAAGATGTTAGAAAACAAACGGCTTCTATTGTCAATAATATTAATAGTTTAGAATCTAGCAAAATGACATTTTACGAATCGACAGAGATTGGAAAATATCAAGATGACATTATGCGAGGCGCAGGAGATAATGGCGGTTCTATTTATTGGGTAAATGGAATTGAAGCTGGTGTTAGTGATAGTAGAGAAATCTATGAAACTGTTTATATGGATGGACCTAACATTCCTAGATCACGCTTTTTTATGGTCCAAAATAACTCAGGAATATCTTTCAAACAGTGTAAAAAAGGTGAATGGCAAACAATCCAAGATGTACACAATGGCGATAGCACGACCGCGTGGACGTTGGATGGAACTTTCAATGCTAATTTTATTAAAGCAGGAATTCTTTCAGGTATTCTCGTGCAAGGGGTAGCTTTAAAGACATTGGATGATAAAGATTTCCAATTAGTGGCAGAAGGAGGACAACTTTCTTTTGAAAAAAAGGTCATTTCAACTGGGCTTGACGATGTTCACGGAGAATCGCTTGGATCCATCGTAGCAACTTATGGAGGTGGAAAAATAAATGGGTTTGCTGTATGGAAAGAACCAAACTATATTTTTTCCATTAACGCTGGGGACGGCGGCGATCGAGGGAATCCTGTTTTTCAAATTCCAGCAGACGTTACTGCTGATAAGCGCAAATATAATCTTTACGGTGATGGTAAATTTTCAGAAGGAAATATAACCATAGATGGCCGTCTAGATGTCAAAGAATTATATGTGAATGGCGTTAAAATCGATACAAACGGTGGAGGCAATACTGGAGGAAACGATAACGGTTGGAATGGACAATATCCACCAGAAGTAACTACTGATCGGGATAAACGTTATTGGCAGATTTGGGCAATGGCAATAGGTGCTGGCTTTACTAAACAAGCTGCTGCAGCCTTACTTGGAAATGCACAAGGAGAATCAGATGCTAATCCAACCGCCGATGAGGGCAATGGCGCACCAGGGTTCGGTTATGGTGTATGGCAATGGACCGATTCTTCTGGCGCAACTAGCGGACGTGTTTACATGATCAATCTAATGACAAAGGCTGGCATCAGTGATGATCCAGACACGATCGCGGCGCAGTTCAAATTGTTGATATGGCATGCACCAAATGGTCAATGGATCGCAACTAGCGCTTATCCTTACACATGGACACAATTCATGAATCTGACCGATATCAACACAGCAGCACAAGCATTCGTGGCTAACTTTGAACGTCCACGTGATCCACATCCAGAACGGACGACATGGGCACAAGAATGGTATGACAAGTTCAAAGATTTAGAAATTCCTGCATCGAAAGGGTATATAAAACCAATTGCAGATCCAATCAGAGTGACGAGCGAATTTGGCTGGCGCACTTCTCCAATTACAGGAGCGCAAGAATTTCATAACGGTATTGACCTTGTAAATGGAAATCCTAATACACCTATTTTTGCATCAGCAGACGGCGAAGTGATTGTTGCAGGTGATGCAAATTACTTTGACTGGTATGGAAATTGGACAGTGATTAAACACGCTGATGGAATGTATACAGGCTATGCACATCAAAGCCGTGTGGATGTTGCAAAAGGTCAAAAAGTAACTGCTGGTCAGCAAATTGGGCTGATGGGGACAACAGGACCATCAACTGGAGAACATCTTCATTTCCAATTTATGGATGAATTTTATCCATCTTCTTCTGGTCATTTCCATAATGCAAGAGACTACATCGATTTCTAAAGGAGGGATAGTCGTGGCAGAAACGCAGCATAAAATGGTCCTATCCACCACCGAACCAAATAACGGAATAAATTTGGTTCGAATTCGGCAAGGGGATGTTTTAACCCAAAAGTTCGTTGTTGAAGTGGTGGAACATGGCAAACTAAAAACATTCGATGGCCTAGTGCCATTTTTTATTAATACAACAAAATTTGGCGAAAACCAACCTGTTGAACAAAAAGTACAGGAATACAGTCCAGCACAGGCAAGGCTTGTTTACACGTTAAGCGAGCCTGACTGGCAATGGGGTGGTGAAAACACCGCCCATTTCAGCTTCCGATCACTCAATGGCGATGGAACTTGGAGTGAACAATTTAGCACGCAAGATTTTACCTATCGAGTCATTTCTGGAATATCAAGAAGTCGATTACGTGATTCTGGCTATGTTTGGACTTTTGAAGATTTACTAAGAAAATTCAAAGATTATATGAATCAAGGAAAGAGTGACTGGGAGCAGTGGTTAGAAGATAATCGTGAAATACTGGAAAACATCGATCCAGGTGGTACGATCATCAACATTTTGAATGAAGCTAAAGGCGACTACGAATCATTAGCTGATCGTTTAAACAAAAAATACCAAGTGCCAGTCGGCAGCTCGCAAATTAGAGAAACAACACGCTTTTTCGATTACGACACGATGAAATACGTTGACCTAGTGCCGCGTAATTTAAATACAGTTATCGATAGCGTTGATAATGGTAAATTTAATTTCTCTTTCATTACAGATATTCACGTAGACAATCATAACTTGCGTATAGATGGTGTCGGCTACAAAGACGCTTATTATTTAAGACATTGGCGCGCAATCCCTCAATTTCAAAAATTAGGGAACAAAACAGATGTGATGGTTTACGGCGGAGACAATATCGACGGTGGAAACGGCTCACTCGACGGCGCTATAGGCATTATTGACGAATGGAGCGCGCGACATTCCATGTTAGGCACGCTCAAACGCTTCACTAATGCAGCAGTAGCAGGGCAAGAGAAGCCGGTTATTATCTGCAAAGGGAATCACGACGCTTGTTTCGAAGCCGCGTGGCGTAAACGAAAGGGAATGTTATGCAACGCTGACTTCGAAGAGTATTGGAACGGTTTGTACGGTGGCGTGTTGTTCCCGGATAAAAATGTAGCGATTTACCGTTTCGATACTTGCGATTTTTACGAAGGCGGCACAGGTGACAAGTACACGGACGGTTACAGCGATACAGCGCCGGGAGCTTTCAGTGCCAAACAAATTAACGCTTTCGGAGAATGGTTAGTGAACGTTCCGAGAAACTATCACGTGGTGCTAGTAGGGCATACACCTTTAGGTCTCAGTAGGTTCCCTGTTCGCAACGAAAACATGATTAGTACGTTAATAGAAGGTTTTAAATCTGGTAGTCCGGTAACTATCGATTGGTCTAAATTAGGACAACCGAATGACGGTTCGTTCGGCGGGTCAAAGACCTTCGCAATGAATACAAAAGGCGCCGGCGTTGTAGTAGGTTATTTCTGCGGGCATTGGCACGAACAAGTCGAAGGAGCGTTTGGAACAGTAAAAATGATTCTTTGTGACGTTGGTTTCTCTCAGACGGCTAACCAAGTTGATACGCCAGATGAATTAGCATTTTATAAAATAGAAGTTGACACGGCAACAAGAAAAGTGACAAGCAAAGGCGTAGGACGCGCGAAAGACTTCACTTATAACTATTAAGGCGGTGAATAATTAAATGTTAGATTTTCAAAGCAAACCAAATATTTTTGAAGAAATGAGTTATGAAGAGGCTGTAAAATGGTTGTTGCGTCAAGCGGCTATCCATTACGACGGCTCGGATCACGACGCGCACGTCCTAGCTACTGAAAGCAACGCAGGTTTTGCTACACCGGAAACAGTTATGCAGGCACGCGGGCGTTGGTTACGTGATTATAAGTTGCCACAAAAATATCCGAACATTTTAGACATTCCGCCCGGCAAATACGCGACTAAAGCCGGCTGGGGAGCGAACAACCCCGGCGGAATCGAAGATGATAGTTTTGTTGAAATGATGGTATTCGCGGATCACGATTTGAGGAAATTAATCGTTGCTTTTGCTCGTTATAGCGGCGAAATTTACATCAAAATGACACATAACAGCGACCCGGTAGAAGGTTATAATTCACTAGGTTGGCGGCGCGTTTACACTGCTTCTGTTCTTTTTGAAGGAGAATTAAGAAAAGGACAATCAGTCAATCTGCCAGATGACACTTTCCGTTACCAAACGCTTCGTATCCACTACACAGACGGTGACGGAGACTTTATAGAAGAGATAAAACGTCAAAGATACGCGCGGATTACAAAAGCTAATTTATGGAACGAGAGTGCAGGAATGACGTTGATCGAGTTTGAACTGACAATCGAAGCGCGAAAGATAACGATGTCAAACGGCAGAGCTTTAGATATTTCATCCGGCAATGTTTCCAATCCCGCAATGAGCAACGACGTGAAAATAACTAAGATTGAAGGTGTGAAATAATGGCGCATGTCATCAAAGAAGGCTCTATCAAAGTACCTACACAGCCGAAAGACTACGATTTGCAAGCAACGGGGCTTGTATTTAAATCATACGATAATCAGATCACGTTAACTTTCAACATAGAAAAACAAGACGGTACGCCGGCAGATTTATTAGGCGCTACACTCCGCCTGTTGATGTATGTGTATGACGAGGTAGATGGAACAGTGACAAAAGAACCTATTCCTTTTATCGCGAAAAACCTCATTACAGAGAGTTTTCTAAACGGTCATGTAAAATACATCCTACCAGAAGCGTTGAAAGCCTATAACGGCGTCGTGGAAACTTATGTATACATTGAGTATCCAGACGGATCAACAAGCGATAACTTAGGCTTCACTTTCCGCATGAAGCGTTCAGCAATCGACGGACTAGCGCAAGATAAAGCAGACTACTTTATTGCAGACTTTCAACAATTACTTGATGGAGTCAAACAAGAAGCAACAGATGCAGTAAATGAGGCACTAGCAAAAGTTGAAGTTGTTTCTGAAAATGTTAGTTCAGCGCAAAATGATCTAACTATACTTGAAGACCGTATTGATCAAACCAATCAGGAAATCGGCGATCTCGGCAAGCTGAAAAAGATGTACAGTAACAGCATCGACTTCGGGGGCTATGATTATAGTGGGAATCCGAATTTAATGTCCAAACTAAAATCGAGCGATTTTAACGTTGGTTACCACGGGTCACTAACTTTGGATAACGAAAAGTTACATTTTACTTCTGATGGTACAGGAAGCATTATTATGTTTACGCGTATTAATACACCTCAGCTTGCTAGTGGGAAAACCTATACTCTGAGTGCGAAAGTTCGATTTGATGAAGGAACTACAGGAGCTATTGATAAATTACGTTTGGTGTATCGTACATCACCAGGAGAAAAGATATTATTGGAAGCAAATAGTACAAATATTACAACAGATGATGTAGGGAAAGAAATAACAATCAAAGGTACAGCTAACGTTAATTATCAAATCACAAATTTAGATCGATTTTATATGAGTATTAGCTTTGTTGACAGGGATAAAATAAATGGCGGATTTAAGTTGTACGACATCAAAATCGAAGAAGGCTCAACAGCCACCCCATATCAGCCAAACTTATTAGCAGAGCCTTACAACATGTGTCGCGAATATCCTAACGAGAATATTGCCAACCCTACAGTTAAGTTCCCAATTAAATCTAGCGCGTACGAAATATATAAAGGTAACACGGAAGAAGAGCTTATAATAGGTCAAACGTATACTATCACGCTTAAAGGAACAAAACCCGCAAGTCAAACCTTTGTAGCATATAATTATTGGAACGTTAATTTTGGAGACCTAAAACCAGTTGAAGGATTGACAGACGTATGGTCTCTAACATTCACACCAACGAAACTTGAACCGGGTTTGCCTAAAGACCTTCGCATTTTGCAGTCGCCTAAAGAAACGGCCAGCGCATGCCAAATTGACTGGCTCAAGATTGAAAAAGGCGACACACGAACCCCGAATATTAGTGAATATAAATACTTTGGTGAAGGATTGAAAGACAGCAACAATCCCAATGATTACAGTTGGGACATCACGCCTGAATATGCTGAAAAAGGCTTGAATAATACGGTTAGTTTGACCGAGCCACAGTCAGTTGAAGGTTTAAAAAACTTTGAGGATGGGTTGCAGATTGCAGGTAAAGAAGTTGCTACAGTTCCAGAAGATACCGGATGGGTAAATCTAACAGCAATCAATGGGCACTCCTGGAACAAACAGGGACAAATCAGGAGAATTGGAAAACTAGTAATGTTCCGTGGATCATTAAAAGGTAGCACGCTAAGCACACAAGATTTTTGTACGATTCCAGAAGGATTTAGACCAAGTAATCCAACTGATAATTATGAGTATCAATTCTTGTTACCACCACAAAGTAGCAATACTTTAGACAATGGCGGGATGGCTTATATCCGACCGAACGGCGTTTGCGGTCTACCTTCATTTAGGGGAACAGTCAACTTATTTTTAGCACCAATTCAATACTATATAGACTAGGAGTGAAATGAATGAAAAACATTTGGAAATACGGGCGTACTGGCGGAGAGTACGCAGGAAAAGTATTGGACGATATGCTTGTATCCGTTCCTTACACGGATCAGCCACCGCTTGAAGGAATTCGTGCTGATGGTGAACCACTAACGATTGCTGATCAGATGTTTGATCCTAAATTGAATCAATGGATTATTTTAGCAAACGCACTAGATCACAACGATTTAAACAATCTCAAAGCGATGTACGAGGCACTGGAACATGAAAACGACAACCTAAAACAGCTAAATGCTAAACTCATGCTAAATGACGTAGCAATTAAACAGGAAAATACTGCATTAAAAGAAAAAGCTGACAGTTTAGCACAAATCAATTCAAAGACAATGCTTGCTTCGCTTCAAAACAGCAAGGATATTGCAGAAATTAAAAAGCAATTAAATCCAGAATCAGAAGGAGGTGAGTAGTATGTTTAGTTTTAGCGATGTGAAAATGATGTTTGACTGGGGCTGTTTTACAGAAGAACAGGTTCGTGAGTTTGTGCCATTGTGTATTACAGACGAAGAAGCAGATAAAATCATTAGCAAAGAAGAGAGCGCATCTTAATTGATGTGCTTTTTATTTTGATTCAAGGAGTTGTCACATGATTAATTTAGGGGAATGGGGAACAATCGCAGGATCAATAACCGCTATCGTTTCTTTGATTTTATTAGTAATAAAACCAATTACTGCATCTTTCTCGAAGATTACTGAGACTCTTTCAAAAGTAAGTCACAATTTAGATTTGCTGACTAAAGATTTAGAATCGAGCAAATCAGATCGATTGATGATTCATGAAGAACTAAAGAAACACGATGAAAGATTAGAAACACATGCAGAAAAATTGGTAGAACACACACAACAAATTAAAACTTTATTTAGAGAAAGATCTCGGTAAAAATAGAAAGAAGATGAATAAAGATGATCTTACCTGATAAATATTATCAAATCATTAAGTGGGCGGTACTTACGGTACTTCCGGCTACATCTGTATTAGTTGCAACACTAGGCAAAGCGTATGGATGGAATGGAACAGATATGACAGTACTCACTATCAATGCAGTAGCGACGTTTTTAGGTGTTATCACTGGTGTGTCGGCTTATAATTTGAAAAAATAGGAGGAAACAAATGAAAAAGAAAATCATTTTATCATTGAGCCTGTTAACGGCTCTTTTTTTATTGCCTTCGAATGCTTTTGCCTACACTATTAACAATGAATTTAATTTGGGCCCAAACGAAGGTAGCTCTCAAGTAGCGAATAATAAGTATATTTTACTGCATGAAACAGCTAACGAAACAGCAACAGGACGCAATGAAGCACAGTATATGCAACGTTCATGGACTAGTGCTTACACTGCTTATATTGTGGGAGACGGCGGAATTGTTTATCAAGTCGGTCAACCTGGTTATGTACAGTACGGTGCTGGTTCGTATGCTAATGCTAACAGTCCCGTGCAGATTGAGTTACAACACACGCACGATAAAGCAACTTTTGAAAAGAACTATAAAGCATATGTTGAATTGGCTAGAGATTCAGCAATGAAATATGGTATTCCATTAACATTAGACACTCCTTATAACCAACCAGGAATCAAATCGCATTTATGGGTAACACAAAATATTTGGGGCGATCATACAGATCCTTACGGTTATCTTTCTGAAATGGGTGTAAGTAAAGAAAAACTAGCATATGATTTAGCTCATGGATTTACCGATGAAAATCCGACAACTTCAGATGATAAACCAGTCATTGATCCAACTAGAGCAGGTGCAGCAAATCCTACGCTGACAGATGGAACAAATTACGCCCACATTGATCAGTTCGGAGAAATCGAAAACGCAAATTTGCATGTAGCTGGATGGCACATTGCTAACTATAAATA